TGATAACGCATGGACGAATATTAAAAACGCTTTCGCAAATGTTACATCCTTTTTCTCTGATTTGTGGGAGAAAATCAAAGGTTGTTTCGTGAATGTGGGCGTTGCAATCGGTACGGCGGTTTCGGACGCGTTCAAGTCTGCAATAAATAGTTGCCTTTCGACCATTGAGGGCGTTGTAAACAAATTTATAGGCATGATTAACGGCGTAATTGACATTATTAACGACATTCCAGGCGTTTCCCTGGGAAAGATAAGTGAATTGTCATTGCCACGATTAGCAAAAGGCGGCGTATTAAAAGAGGGTACGGCAATGGTGGCGGAAGCCGGGCCAGAATTGCTTTCTATGGTAAACGGGAAAGCGGTTGTAACACCGCTTACGGGGACCGCACAAAACACGGCGGCGGATGCCTTAAAGAGTGGCGGCGGTTTCCACCAGGAAATCAATATTACAAGCCCCAAAGCACTTTCCGCATATGAAATTGCACGGCAAACAAGAATACAGACACGGGCAATGGCCGTTGCAATGGCGAGGGGGTAACGATTATGTCAGACATTAAAATTACTTGCACAAGTGATAAAAATGTAAGTGGTACTTTTACATGGGACGGGTTTAACCCGTTCCATATCGTAGCACTTGACGGATTTTATGGCATAGATAGCACCGTGACAACATCAGAGAACACCACAACGGACGGCAGCACATACCAGGGGGCAACCGCAAACGAAAGAAACCTTGTATTGACCCTTGAAATGGATAGCGATTATAAAGCCAACCGGGAGTTGCTTTATAGGATTTTTCCGATAAAGCGAAACGGCACACTTGAATACAACGAGGACGGGGACACAAAAACCATTGAATACATAGTGGAGAGCATAACGCCGGGAGCAACAACGGGCGTTGTGAGGGATTACACCATAAGCCTTATTTGTACCGACCCTTATTTTAAAGATTTATCAGATGTGGAAGTGGTAATGGCAAGTTGGGTTTCGGATTGGTATTTTGAAAATGGATTTGATATTGACGGCGTGGAGTTCGGACACCGTGAAGCGGAATTGGTAAAGGAAATTGAAAACGATAGCGGCGCGGACAATATCGGTATAACGGCGGTATTTAGAGCGGACGGAAATATTACAAACCCGGCAATCTACCACGCCGAAAGCGGTAATTTTATCAAGGTGGGCTATGAGGGAAACACATTTGAAATGGCAAGCGGCCAATATATCGTGATTACCACGCACACCGGGAAAAAGAATATTTATTTGCTTGACGGCGTAACCCAGGCAGAAATTGAAGAGCATAAGGACCGTTACGGAATGATTGATTGGGATGAGGTAGTGGATTTGTACGGCACGACCATAAACCAATATTTTGACGAGGACGGCGATTATATACAGTTGCAAAACGGTACAAACACAATCACTTATGCGGCAGACTCCGGCGTTAATTATTTGTCGGTTTCCGTTTATTATCGCATTTCGTATTTGGGGGTGTAATGGTATGGAAATTATTGTATATGACCGCAATTTGTACCGCCTGGGAAGCATTGAAAATTTTACTTCCTTACAATGGAATAGAAAATATTATGAATGCGGTGCATTTGAATTGCATTGCCCGGTAACGGATGAAAATTTGAAGTTATTACAACCCGGAAACATCATAAAGCCAAAAGACAAAAAGGAAGCGGCGGTTATCCGTGGGGACCAGACGGAAGAGGAAAGCACATTGGTAAATGAATTAGTGCGAAACGGTTATTTCCTGCCTATCTATTTCAATGACAGATTGACCGGCCCACTATTTACCTTTTCCGGGACCTGTGAAGATGCTATGAGAAACATAATAAACCGGGCAACCGCAATTCCGCTTTTGGAGATTGCAGACGGGACCGGGGACACAACACAAATTACATTCCAGGCAACCTATAAGAATGTTTTAACCTATATTTCAAAACTTGCAAAATTCTGTGAGGTAGGATTTCGGATTGTGCCGGATTTCAAAAATAAAAAAATGGTATTTGAAACCTACAAGGGGACGGACCGCACCACACGCCAGGGAGATAGCCCAAGGGTTATTTTTTCGGAGAGTTACGACAATCTAAACCGGGCGAAACACACCTATTCAGACGAAACATATAAAACGAAAGTGGTTGTGGGCGGAAGTGGCGAGGGAGCAAATAGGATATATGTAACGGTTGGCGGCGGAACGGGTTTTGATTTACGGGAAGAGTTCGTGGATGCAAAGGACATTAACAAGGATGATTTCGCAACCACGGCGGCATATCTGCAAGCCCTAAACGATAGAGGACAACAATACCTTACCGAAAACGGATTGATTGAAAACTTTGAAGCGGAAGCGGAAGCAGAGGTTAATTTTACATACGGCAAGGATTACGATTTAGGGGACATTGTAACAGTAATAAAGAAAAAGTGGGGCATTACATTAAACCTAAGAATAACGGAACTATGCGAGGTTTACGAATACGGCGGTATGTATGTTGTGCCTACTTTTGGGGATGCCCTACCCACTACAATAGATTGGGACGATTAAAAGCAGAAAGGAGAGAAAGCACAAATGGCAGTAAGAGGGTTTTTTTACAATTCCGTAAATAAAGACCGATTATATAACGGCCAGGATATGAACGAGGATAAAGCCCCGTTCTATAAAGAGGGCGTGGCATACGGACATTTGCAAGTGACCGCAGACGGGGAAAGCATGACGGTAAAAGTGGACGGCGGAAGCCGTACCGGGTACGCATTTTTAAATATGCACACCATACACAACACAACCGTGCTTGAATTGCCCGTATCACAAGCAAACGGAACATTGCCGAGAATTGACCGGGTTATTTTGCGGAATGACGAAACGGAAAGAAAACCAAGTATTTTTATATTAGAGGGGGCATATTCGAGCGCACCGCAGCCGCCGGATTTAACAAACAATGACACGATACAAGAATTGTGTTTGGCGGAAATCTATGTGGCAGCCGGAGCGGTGGCAATATCGCAATCGGATATTACAGACACAAGGGCAGATACCGGGTTGTGCGGTTTCATTGCATCACAGTTTGCGGATTTTGATTTTTCACAACTCACGGTGCAGTTTAACGCATGGTTCGCACAAGAAAAAAAGAGCATGGAAGCAGACCACGCCGCATTTATCGAAGAATACGCCGATTTAACGGAAAGTTTTATGACAGACCAGGAAACGCAATGGAACAAATGGTTTGAAGAAAAGCAAGACGAACTTTCCGGGGATGTAGCCGGGAAATTGCAGTTACAAATTGATGATTTAAAAGAAAAGGTTTATAACATTGCCTTAAAAATTTATGTAAGTAACCTTTTGGAAGAAATCACAAGCACCGTAACACTTACGCTTACCAATACAACGACCGGGACAAAGCAGACATACGAAGCAACCGAAAGCGGCGTTGGTTTCGTTGTCACAGAAGCCGGGCAATATACCATTGAAGCGGATTTGGAAAGCGTTATGGTATCGCCTAAAGCATTTACCGTTACAAATGAAAACCTTATGCAGACAATGACGGTAACAATGCGTGAGGGTTCAAATTTGGGATATATAGGAAACTATATTGGTTCATTCATCACAAAATAAAAAGAAAGCGAGGATTTAAACATGGTAGGATTTCCAAAAGTAATTAAGACAAAGGCGGACCTTGTGAACACCTTTAAAATGGTGCAGAAAGGGAAGTTGAAAAAGGAAGATTGGTTGGCGGCGGTTGAAAAATTGGAAAACACCAATTATATTTTCTGCCCTATCCTGGAAAAGACAGAGGACAGAAAGGGCGTTACAATCATGTTTTGCAACGAGGTTTCCGAGGGAAACAAGGTAAAAGTCGGAAGCCTTACCGCAACCGTTAATGCCGTTGAGCATATCGAGGTTGAAGCCCAGGCGGCAGCAGTTGAGGAAAGCGAGGATGCAGCAGAAACAAAGGCGGCGGACCAGAACAACACAACAAAGCACACAATCATTAGCCTTTCAAGGGCGATTGCAGCAGACGCGGAAACAATCGGCATTCCGGCAGCAGTTACATTTTATGACCGCCTGGGAATTACGGAAGCGGAAGTGGAAGAAATGAAAGGAGAGTTGGCATAATGGGAAGATTGTTTGTTTATGACGAAAACATGACGGACGAAAGGGCAAAAATCACGGTTGCAAAAATGGCGGCCGTGTCGGACATTGTAGCCCCGGAAAAGGCATTTATTCAGTATTCAGACACGGGGAAATTAACTGTGTTACCAGGTGCAGTTATCGCAGTAGGCGAAAATGCTATTTTTGAAACGGAAGAAACAACGCTTTCCGCCGCCAACCTGGACGGCGCAAGCAGTTTTGCACACGGCACGGATTACTACATCTATATTTGTGATAACGGGTCAGATGCAAGCAATGAGGTTTACTTGATTTCGCAAAATAGCACATTCCCGGACGGGGACGAATGGGACGATAGCAATACAAGAAAAATTGGCGGTTTCCATTACGGTTATGTGCGTAATGTGAACGAATACAACCAGGAAATCAACACAAGCGGAACGGTCCGTGGCAGCGGTTGGGAAAGCAATGTAAAAGAAGATATATTGCCTAATTCCGTATGGACCACAAAACACCGCCCAACTTGCGAACCGTCCGGAATGGTTTACATGGGGAATGGATTATGGGGCGATATTTACCTTTCATCAGATGACGGAGCGAACGGGTTACAATCCGTTTACGGCGGAACACCGATAACGGGGACCGAGGGGCTTAATTGGTACATTGCCAACGAAAAGGCCGCCCGTGTCGGAAAGCGTTTACCGTCCCTTGCGGAATGGCTTTTGGGAGCAGAGGGAAGCCCCCAGGGATTAGATGCAAGCAACACAAACGGACACACCGCAACGAGTAATACCGCAAGAACCGCCGTTGGCAAAATCAAAAACGCCGTTTCCGTGCGTAACATTATGGATATGGTGGGGAATGTCTGCAAGTGGCTTGACGAATTTTTACACGACCCGACCGCATCAAGTGCAAGTTGGTATGATGTAGTTTCCGGCTACGGTCAAATTTATATGTATAGTAATACGGGCTTGCGCGCCCTCGTTGGCGGCGGTGCTTGGAACGACGGCGTTCACGCCGGGGCGCGTTGCGTGAATTGCTACAATTACCCGTGGAACGTGAACACGTACATTGGCGTGTGGTGCGTCTGTGACAGTCTGTAATCTGCACGGGTGGGCGAAAGCCCACCCATATAACGGAAAGGAAAGCAAGGTGGGATAAATGGAGAATGAAAAGAAACCGGGTAAAAGCCCGGATGCCTATATGGAGAGCATGAAAGCATATACAAAGACCTATGATTTTCTTTTATACATCTATCCCATTTTATCCGGGTTTCCAAAATTTGAGAAATTCGCATTGCAAACGCAGACAAAGGGCGCAATATTTGAAATGCTAAAAAGTATCATAAGGTTCAGAAAGACCGGGACGAAAAGCCATATTTATAACGCAGATGTGGAATTGCAGTTTATTAAAACATTGGTACGGCTTTCCTATGATTTGAAATATCCGGCAATGAGTAAACACCGCTACGAAGTAGCAAGCCGACAGTTGGCGGAAATGGGTTGTATCATTGGCGGAATAATCGAAACGGTAAAGAGTGGGAATTGGAAATAAGGACCACTTTTTATATGGGAAACTGTTAATTCGCACCAAACGGCAGCCGTTGGCTTGCACGCCCTCATTGGCGGCGGTAATTGGAACAACGGCGTTCACGCCGGGGCGCGTTGCGTGAATTGCAACAATTACCCGTGGAACGTGAACACGAACATTGGCGTGTGGTGCGTCTGTGACTTTACAATTTTATAGACACCGAAGCCCAACGGGCCACGGGCAAAGATTTACATTTTTAAGTAAGTCAGACGGTTTCCCGGTTTCCTGGACGCATCCAGGAACGAGATAACAAAGGCAACCGCCTTTTAGTAAAATTCAATATTTGAAAATTGGTAGGGCAAAATTTTATGAACACGGTTAAAGGGCTACATGAGAAAATGGGGACCTTTGACAACGCCAATATTTCATTCCACCAGGCAGAGAAAAACAAGCGGTTTACGGATGAAGTATTGGCGTTTTCTATGATAAGAGAAGAGGAATGTTTGAGGGCCGCCCATGAAATAAGCACACTTACATATAAACAAGGACCATACACAGTATTTAAAGTATATGAGCCAAAAGAACGCCTTATAATGGCGTTGCCATTCTATGACCGTGGCGTGCAACACATGATTTGCAATGCAATTCAACCCGTGTTTGATGCCAGGTTTTATTATCATTCTTACGCTTGCCGGACGGGTAAGGGAATGCACGCCGCAAGTGATACACTATATCAATGGCTTTATGAATTGGAAGTAAAAGAGGGGTTGCGCCTATATGCTTTCAAAGGGGATATATCAAAGTATTTTGCAAGCATACCGCACACACCGTTAAAGGACGAATGCCGCCGCTACATAGGCGATAAGAAAGCGTTATTTCTGATTGATGAAATCATAGACCACAACGGAATATTGCCGGACGGCGTAGGAATACCCGTTGGCAACCTCACAAGCCAACTTTTCGCCAATGTGTACGGCAATAGGCTTGACAAGTTTTGTAAACACGAATTACACATTGTCTATTATATACGATATATGGACGATTTTATTATATTAACGCCGGATTTGGAGCAATTAAAAGAATGGGTAAAACGCATAGAAGAATTTTTGGAAACGGAAATGCTTTTGCATCTAAACCCGAAAAGCACAATTCTATATGCTGCAAACGGCATTGATTTTTGCGGATATAAACATTTCGCAGACCATAAGAAAGTAAGGAAACGGGCAATAAGGACCATAAAAGGAAATATAAAGGCGTATGAAGCCGGGGAATTATCGAAAGAAGAATTTATGAGGAAATACAATAGCAATATGGGACACCTGGGACACGCCGACACCTACCACATACAAAAGGCGGTTGAATATGAATTATTATTCTATGAATGGGAGAATATGGAAAAGCAAATTGCCGTGTAAGTGGGTCAGAATTGAAAGCCCTTTTAATTTAGAATGAAATTATAAAATCAGAAAGGAGCATGGAAAAATGACAAAGATGTTTAACACCTTTTCGGTAGTCGGTGGAGCAGTTGGCGGCCTTATAGTTTCACTATTTGGCGGTTGGGATGTAATGTTACATACCATTTTGCTATTTTGCATCCTGGACTATATCACGGGCATTATTAAAGCAATCTATAAAAAAGAACTTTCAAGCGAGATTGGTTTTAAAGGGATTGCAAAGAAAATAATGATTTTCATTGTGATAGCGGTTGCATATAGCATTCAGAACATGACCGGGGACACAATAGCGTTAAGGGAAATTGTCATTGTGTTCTTTATCTGCAATGAAGCACTTTCGATATTGGAGAATGCAGCGGAATTTATAGCAGTACCGCAGCAGTTGAAAGATGTACTTTTGCAGTTACGGGACAAAAACGCCGACACGGCGGAAAATAAGGACGAAAGCGAGGATTAAAAAATGGCTACAAAAGACCAGGTAAACAATTTTATTACACAGTTGGCAGCGTTGGCGTGTGCAGAATACGCAAAGCGTGAAAAATGGGTTTTGCCGTCTGTATGTATCGCCCAGGCAGCACTTGAAACCGGGTGGGGAACATCCGGGCTTATGACAAAGGCAAACGCCTATTTCGGCATTAAGGCCGGGACAAGTTGGAAAGGCAAGGTTTATTCCTCAAAAACAAGCGAGTGTTATGACGGCGTAAACTACACAACCATTACCGACACTTTCCGGGCCTATGACAATGTGGAAGCAAGCGTGGCGGATTATTACGATTTGATTTGTGGGGCTACAAGGTACGCCGGAGCGGTAAATAATGCGGACGCAGAAAGCGCAATTACCGCAATCAAAAACGGCGGTTATGCCACAAGCCCGACTTATGTTAAAAATGTAATGAGCATTATTAACACATACAACCTTACACAGTATGACACCAGGGACGGAAGCAACCAGGCGGCAGCATCCGGGACAAGCAACCAGGCGGCAGAGTCCACCGGGGAATACAAGGTGGGGGATGTGGTGCGAGTGATTAACCCCGTGACCTATAACGGCGTGAAATTTGCCGTTTACTATTCGGAATATGATGTAATCCAGGTAAACGGGGACCGTGTTGTTATCGGTATCGGAACAACCGTAACGGCAGCCGTAAACGCCGCCAACATTGCAAAAGACAATGAA